CAGCCGGTTCAAACTCAACTCCGTCAGGCACTACGCCATTGGGTTCAAGTTTGTAGTTACCATCACCAGGGCGACCTAGTCGCTCGTAGAACATATCCCATTCAGACTGGTCTGATGTGTCACCAGGAATAGAGATTTTGTCTTTACCAATCATGCGTTGAGCATGAACATAAGACTTGGCCAAACCGTTTAAATCTTTAATGTCTGCCAGAGTGGGATCTGCGCGCAACGTATCATCTAAAGAAGCTCGCCAATCCATTGCTGAACCGGCAGAGCTGCCCCCAAAGTTACCTGCACCAGCGTCTCCGCCAGCAGGAGCCCCCATGGACCCTCCGTTCATATCACTCATTGTTTAACTCCTCGAGTCGTTTCAAAAGTTGCCTTGCGTCTCTTTCCAAAAAACGCAAAATGCTAAGCACCAAGCGACGCTGACCTTCACGGTGCGCCGTCTCAGTAGGATCACCTGACACGTACGTGGTATCGCCGATGAACCCAACTTTGCAGAGGTGTTCAAGCACACGTTCGCCATCAGGCGTGGAAAATATTTTCTTGTAGCTGTCTTGCAGCTCAACGGGATTAAATTGGCGGGGCACCTGGTTCAACTCCTTGATCTGGTGGAGGCTCTAAACCTTGGGGCATCGTGGCTGCGGCATTAGCAGCATCCTTAGCAGTGGCTGCCATCTCACGACCTCGAGCAACCTCAGCCATTTCCGCCTGTTGTTCTGAACGCTGTTGACGCATAGCTTGTAGTTTTTCTACAGACAATAGAGTCTCAAGCGGCGCATCAAGCAGCTTAGCTGCCCAGCGAACGGTACCGTCTGCGTCAATGTTGTCGAAGACTTCGGGTTTAATGTTACCCAAAGGTACGAGTGCTTCAAGCAGGCGAGTAAAGCTAAACAGTTGCTGCGTCTTCTGAGCACGTGCTACTGGAGACACGTAGTCAATACGCATGTTGCGACCTTCAATAGCTGGAGGTGGCGGTGGCAGCATCTTGCGACGAGCCATAATGTTGAACACCCGGTCAATCATAGGACCAAGCAACTCAAACTGCAAGCGACCAACCATAGGACCCATGAGTCGCATACGCTCTTCTTGACGCTGCAGCACTTCAGTTGCAGTCATTGAAGGACCTTCACGCATCTGCATCCAGTCAACGTGGAACGTTTTCAAGACGTGCGTGCGGCGTGAATCAATGAACTCAAGGCCAATGTCAGGACGTACACCTTCAATCAAAGGCATAACCTTGTCTTGGGTCCCTGAACGGTAATAGTTTAAGCCACCAGGGATGGTGCGCAATGGCAGCATGAAGCCATCGTCAGGAACAAGCAACGGTGGATCAGTGGCCTTCTGAGCAGCCTTGATGACCGTCTTGCTCATCTCGTTGATCATCTTAATGTCAGGCATGGCAGTCATGGCAGGAGACCTACCATACACTTCACCTGCTGTCTTTGTCCAGCGAGGCACCATGTAAGGGAACTCGTTGAAACCGCCGACGTTAAGAACAAGTTTTTCTTCTTCAAGAATGTAAGCACTCATCCAAGGCATGTTCTTGGCAAGCTTACTATCTGGGTTAAAAGTGTCTCTGGGTTCTACTGCGTGAATGCAAGTATATTCTTTGTGAGGGTCTTTGTAGACGTTCTCAATGAACTTCTCAGGCAACTTGTCTTTGTACATCTGGACTAGTTGACGACCTGAATGCTTGTATTGACGGTACAACGTATCGACTGCGCCTTCAGCGTTTTCAGCGATGTAGCACTCAGCCAAGTGATACGTTCTAAAGTTAATTGGCCTGCCTGGTTTGTCTTCAACGTACAGAACACCTGTGCCGTAAGAACCAAGGTCAAGGTAGAGCTCGTGAATCATCGAGCCAAAGTTAGAGTTAGGCGAGTGAAAGACTTCGCGGAACATCATGTCCACGACGCCTTGCAGCCACATCTGGGTCTGCTCGTCTTCCTCTTCTTTCATCTTTTCTAAGATGAGAGTAAACCACGTCTCTGAAGGCGCGGTCAAATAGCCATGCAAACCAGCAGCTAGTTGTTCATTAGCTAGCGGGGCCGTTGAGTCATAGACCTTGTCAAACCTAGTCCGGTCGCCTTGGCTGCGCTGAGCGTTGAAATCGCCTCGTCTTGGGTTGACAAAATCTGTGCAATCTTGCCAAGTGTTTTCCCAAGGGCTGCGAATCTGCTTAAGTTTCCCCAGGCGATCGATCGTGGTAGTGACAAGCTTTTTATCGTCTTGTCCTTTATCCACGATTAACTACCGCCAAGAGGTGACTTAGTGCCTAGCAGTTTCTTCTTCTGAAGTTTTTCCATACCGATTGAAACACCCTGTGCTCCAGTCAACATGGTACCTTCACGGCCTTGAGCCTCACCCTCAACCTTACGTTGATTTTCTACGGCATCTGAAACAGCTTTATCAGACGTCTTAGGGGCTTCAGGGGCTGCTGCCGGCGCAGGCGCAGAACTTGGGCTCATACCCAGAACTTTTCCAACAAATCCACCACACATAACTATCTCCTTTTCTTAAAAAGGTTACCTACTACTTCGTAACCCAGGAGATGGTACAGCTGTGCCGTTCTCTCTGGGGCCACTTGCGTTGACGTAGCTGGACAAATTTCCTTTGCACCGCGCTCAAACGCCCAATCTTCAAATGCCTGGATTAGCCTCACGGCTGCCAGACTACCTCGCTTCGTTGGGTCTACAAACAAAGCCAGATCGACCGCCATCCGGTCGTTACTGAAATAATACTCTGTCAGAAGCCCCGCGTACATGGCAATTATAGTGCCGTCTTTTTCGGCTAGGTGCAAAAAGTATTCGTCAGGTGTAGCAATCATGTGGCTCACTAGGTGAGCTACCTTTTCGGGGTTATACGTACAGACCTGCGGATAGTGCGACTCGTTGAAGATCCCGGCTGACAGTTCTAGGACTCGAGGTACGTCGTCGACCGTGGCAGGGCGAATGATCATAGGATCTTGTATTCCATGTCGGCCATCCTAGGCAAGGATCTGCGGTTCATGTCTAGTTGATCGCGGAGGCCTACGCACATATATCGGAAAGCGTCGGCAGGGTGACTGGTCCAGTCGTGCAGCGGTTTGTCTCGGAAGACCTTGTTCTTTTCGTCAAAGTCTTTTCGGTACTGGCGCAATGATTCGATCAGGTGTGCACACTTTTTCTCGTCGAACCAGCACTTCGGCAGCGTCGTTCGGACGGCTTCAATACCGTCATCGATCCTAAGGTTTGGTACCACTCGGAATCGGATGCCAAGTTCTCGGGCAACTTCAAGTCGAGACTTACCGCTGCCAAGCTCACGAACTTGAATATCGTGCGGGGCCAAATGTTCTCCGTAGACATAATCTCTTTCTTTGATGATCTTGGCGTAATGAGCCATGCCCTCGCCAGATGCTTCGTAGTAGTCGATTATACGGATCTCTTGACCGTGCTTCTGATAAAAAACTATTGCAGTCGAATCTGAGACACCAAGATCCCAGGCCGTATGCACCTCGAGCCGCGGTTCATAGGGGAGACTTCCTAGCCGACCGTCGGCAAGCAGCTTAGCCATGGCGGTGCCGTAATAGCTGCCGACTAAAGGAGCATCAAAACTGCAATAGAACTCTTGTTGGATCATTTCTTCAGGCATGCCAGACGCTCGTTCCTCGTCGACAGCCTCCATAGAAATGGCCCTAGTGTCGTCTACGCTCAGGACTTGCTGGTACCATCGCTCATTTCGCTTGGCCATGTTGAGTAGGTCATATCCATGGTTTCGACCTCGAGCGGTATAAATAAACAGCGCCCATCCGCCATTCTCAGCCAAGATGGGACGAATGTAATCCCATGCGCGGGGATCTTGGAGGGAGTATTCAGAGAAGACGACTCCGACGGGATTTGCTCCAACCAGTCTGTCGACATTGTCTGTACCCACCACCTGATAGATTGAGCCATTCTTCAGCGTAAGCCGCATCTCCGTGTTGTTGACTGCTTCCCACATCTCTTTGGGAAAATGGTCAATAAACTTGCGACCATCACGCGTCATCCCGTCCCAAGCAATCTTACGGCCTTGGTTGTAAGTCGGGAACAGGTGCCAGTACAAACCCGGACGAGTCAGAGCTGAAACTGCACACCAGTTAATCGACAACAGGTCTTTGCCTGCACGCCGGTGCCAAACTGCTACGGCACGCTTACCGCCATCTTCTAAAAATTTCCACAGGGGAAACTGATAAGGCCTTGGTGCCCAATCAAGAGGTACTGTTATCTCCGCCATCAGTGTCCTTTACAACGTCACTAAACCGTACAACGTTAATGTTGAAAGAACCGCTGCCCTCGATCTCCATTTCAACTGCCTTGCGCTTAGGAGCAACGTACTGGGCCAATTCTTTAAACGCCTGGAACTTTAACTCCTGGCTTGCCGTCGGGTCGACAGCGAGCATTGCCATGCCTTCAATTGGATCGCAATTCAGTGCTGCGAGTTTTTCTTCAATTTCCGCAGTCCGCTTGTTCTTAGCTCCTGCAGGACGACCAGCGCCTTCGCGTTTACCGCCAATTTGTGCCATGATGGGACCTCCTGTCTACCTATATTATACGGACTACGTAGGATTGTACATAGTCCCCCTGAATTTTGCATGGGATCATAGGATTATTGGCATATTGTATTGATTGGCATTCTCTGCAATTTTCACACGCTGTGCTCTGTTTTTCCCTATACTAACCCCAATATGCACGGATTTTTGCCGATTTACCTTTGAAAGCCCCCGCAGAACCACTGACTAGGCGCTTTTGGGCCTGCGCCCCGCTGCCTGACACCTGGGCCCCTAGCCGCAAACACGGACCCGAGCCGGTAAAAAACAGCTTCTCTATATAGATCCATGGTTCTTGGACCAAAAACTGGGTACAATTAACGGAAATAAGCGGAAAAAGGACCTGGGTTTGTAGGCCACGGACAATTGCGGATGGGATCGTGGATGGAAGTGGGAGGGAGGGAGTATGAAAAAAGGTGAT